ACACAGTTACATTGTACGTGCTTGCATCAAATGTACCACTAACTATCTGAAGTGCAGTAAAAGACGTTGGCCCAGATGATGTAAACGCATCTCCGAGTATTACGCTCCCGCCTGTTTTACCAACGTAAAACAATGCCGCCCATGTCTTACCAGCGCTTGTTAATGTTTGAGTGTTTGATCCAACAAAATAGATAGTATTACTCGTCAGCGTGTTTAGCGTAATTCCAGTCCCAAGTATTAAACTGCCAGCAGTCAAATACCCGACACTTGCTGCTGTTGCCAATGTCATTGCAGACGTTCTGGCAGATGCGTTTATTGTTGGCAAAGACCATGTTTGGTCCAAAGTCACCGTACCTGCTGCCCCCGTGTTGTCAAATATGGCCGTGTCTTGAGCTAACGGGAAGTTGTTTACTGCGGGCGAGCCTCCGCTTGATGTTGCCCAGCCGGTGGCAGACCAATTCTGTGTTCCAGCCAAATTCCAATACACCGTTTTTGCTGCAGTGAATGTGATATTAGTATTGCCACCAAGATTTCCCAAACTTGAACCAGACCAAGGAGATGACGCGCCTGCGGCAGTAATCGCCTGAAAATCTACGTTTGATTTCGTAGTGTATGTTGTTACGGTGAGTGTTATAGCGGACGCTATATTGCCACGAAGTCTTACTCTTCCAGTTGCCCCAGAACCATTAGCAATCAACGTAGTAATTGTTTGATTACCAAGAATGGCGCAGTCGTATATATACCCAGCAGATGGGCTTGTTAATGTAAGAGTATTAAACGTATTGTTGCCAGATATTGTTAAGCCAATACCGGGAGCACTTGATATTGAATGCGTGACATTGTTATACGTAAGATTCCCGCCACCAAAACTTATGGCCGTGCCGCCGCCTCCACCGCTCAAAGTAATCGTTGATGTGCCTGCGCTAAGTGTAAAAGTTCCACCAGTTGAAATAAGCCAAGGCTGCGTTGTGCCAGTGCATGTCACTGTTGATCCATTTAACGTAAACCCACGGACATTTGAATTGTTGCTGTTCATTCTCTCGCAAGTAATACTGTAGTTACTTGCGCTTGTATTCAGTGTGCCTTGTGTTATTGTTAAAATCCCCGATAAACTCAGTGCGCTCCCCAGAGTTACCGTAATACCTGCACCATTGACATTAAGGCTAGAGAAACTTTTGCCGCCTGATGTAAATGTGCCTGTGCCATTTATAACCCAATTAAAGACTCCAGATACCGTCATCCCAGAAACAATTGTGACGCTACCAGAGACAGTCACAGTCCCGCCACCAGATAAAGTTCCCGTGAATCCTGTGCAGTTAATAGACAACGCAACCGCTGCGCTTGATACCGAAACCGTAACGGCACCAGATGCTGCGTCAAAGAACACATCATCTGCGGCGGTAGGCACAGCAGCACCACCTGCGCCGCCAGACGTAGTAGCCCACTTAGTACCTGCAGTACCATCCCACGTTGCTGTTCCGCCAACCCAGTATCTGCTTGCCATGCTTATTCTCCAGACGGAGGAGCAGCACTTTGCTGATCAATGAACGCCACCCAAGCGTCTACCCTATCTTGTTTCATCTGAGCAATCACATCGTCAGTAGGCACCGGCTGATCATCAGGAAAGTACAAGGCGTCAGCAAACGTGCCGTACTTGGTAAAGAACTCAAAGTCAATCTTCATTAAGCCTCCGTCGTCACAGCAACAGCATCCCAGCGGGCATCTGCAGAGTTGTAAACGCACCCTACATAGGTGGTTTTGTTTGCCACAGTGGTCGTCGGAAGTGTGACGCCAATTGCCCTAAATGCCTTGCTTGCGCCTGTCGTCCAAGTCAAAGCTCTGCCGGTACCGTTGTCTTTGAATCTAAGAATGGTTCGCTGACCATCAGTAGGCGTACCTGCATCAGCATTGATGGTCAGAGCATTTGCAAGGGCAGTGAAGCCCTGCTGGTCAAAACTATCGCTGTTCCATGCCCACGGAGATGCCGTGGTTGTCTGGATGTTCAACCTTGGGGTGAACCGCTTGTTGGTCAGCGTTTGAGTGTCGGTTGTTCCAACAACAGAGCCCGTAGGCAGCGCTTTGCCACCGTCTTGAATGATCTTGCCGGTAGTGCCGTTGAATGTCGCAATGTTCGCACTGACGCTGCTTGCTGGGCCTGTGACATCGCCAGTGCCAGATGAAGGAGTATATGTTTCCCAAGCTGTGCCGCCACTGTTGATCCGAATAGACTGATTTGCTGTTGCTGTCAGTGCTGACAATGTGTTCAACGTGCTAGCAACCGGAATAGACAACGCTGGGAATGTTGTAAGGTTGGTGCCACCATTAGCAACCGGAAGCGTACCCGTCACTTCAGAAGCTAGATTGACATTGCCTGCTGTAAACGCTGATGTGCCATTACCTTTGACAACTCCTGTCAGAGTAGTTGCGCCTGTACCACCATCAGCAACAGCTAGTGCATTCGTCAAATCAAGCGTAGCTATAAATGCTGTACCAGCAGCATAGATGTTCTTATATCTAAGACTGCTAGTGCCTAGATCAATTGTGTTGTTTGTCTTTGGTTTAAGATCAGTGGCGCTAGCAACAACATCCTGTGCAGGCCCAATCTTAGTAATGGGAGCGCCTTCAGCAGCAGTGCCATCGTGAGTATGCCCTGTAGTGTTTACAAAAGCAGCTACAAGAGAATCAAACTCACCATCCAAATCTGCAGCATTGATGATGTTGCCATCAGCAATGTTGTTTGATGTGTCACTACGGATATATCCTGCCATGTTCTATTCCTTTAACGTCTATCGTGTGCCATAAATTCAATTGTAGCAGCGTCAAATACTACAGGAGGAGTGAGCTGATCACAAATAAACTGCAACGATACCAAAAATCCACTACCGACAAGCTGCTTTTCGTACACTGTCTTTAATTTTCCACCATAGACAGAAACACCATAACGAGTTTCTGTAGCTCCATAGAAAGCAACAGACTCACTGGCATTTGACATCTGTATGCTGTCTGGTTGTAGCACGTCCTTATCGTCTAAGTCAAACTTGACATTAGCTGTAATGTTAGTTGTACCGACAGGATCAATGTACAGATGTAGTTTGTACATCGTCTTCCTAATGCGAGGATCAGTAAGAGGAACATATGGAGTAGCAAATGCAGAAACAATGACGCTACCATCAAATGTGTTTCCTTCCTCCATTTTGTAGACATACCCATCAGCATTAGCAAATACAACCAGTTCTCTTTGCTGATAAAAATCACTGTCGGCAGCATAGCATTTGATACCGGCTAGTTCAGCCCAATTGATGCCTTCTTGATCTAGTTGTGTTCCTAAAATACCTTTGCTTGACGATTGTGTTATGGAAGAAGAATATCCAAACAAACGATATTGACTTTTACTCTTGATAACGACAGATGTGAAGGAAGAAAATACATCTAGCAAATCTACCAATTCTCTTTGAATCGGTTTAGATGCTACAGCAAGGTTGAAGTCACCAATGCGATCTGTCGCTGACAAAAATCTAAGACCATCCGGTCCCAAGAACATCAAGTCGCCACCGACTTCTTGAACGGTGTCGCTAGCAGCACATCCGAGATTTTCGGTGATTGGTTGAAGCTGATAATCTGCTGCAGTATTACCAACAAGTCTCTTAACTGATTGCTCACAGAAAACAATGAGTTGTTCTCTAAACACCTTCAGTGCTGTTATCTTTCCACCAACATTAATGGTGCCTGCGCCGCTAGCGGCAGAGGTATCTGTATCAGAGAATGGAGCAGTGAAGACGAGAGTCTCATCTTTAGCAAAGAACAAACAATTCTTAAACCACGCTACATGCTCCACTGCCAATAAATCAGCAGAGCTAACCAGTTTCTGAGCAGAAATCTTATCGTAAATAATGGGATAGGAGACACCATTAACAGCGACAATTTTGTCTATATTGTTTAGCTTATACTTAGAAAATCTAGTCTTAGCATTGGTGGGAAATGCTGTGCTGGTAAATGTAATTGCTGCATTATCAGCAGGGCTGCTAGCTAGAGCCGGATAGACAGACAATGTTGCACCACCGCTTGTTACAGAAACAGCAGAGGTGATGATGTATGTCTTCTCAATACCAGCAACAGTGAATGTGTCATATTGTTGAGGTGCTGATGTTAGCCCGTCAACAACCAGTGTTGTTCCTGTTTGAGAACCACCATTAACAAGCACTGTACCATATGATGGCACATTAATTTGCGTATATCCTATGCCTGTTGTTCTATATAAGTCAGAACCTCTAGCAACGATGACAGCATCGTCCCAAGCTGAAATTCCTGTGCTGACAACATCGGTTTTATTGGCAAAGGTGACAACTGCTTTATCAGCAGGACTAGACAACAACGATGTTGTCAACGTCAATGTCAGAGTCTTATTAGGAGCATCAAAGACTACACCACCAGCACTAATGGTATAGGTGTTACCACCAACAACAATTGTGCTACCTGCAGTTGGAGCAGCAGAAACTCCTGCTAATACCAGCGTAGTACCAGTTTGTCCGCTACCTTGTACAACAGGCTTACCCGCCCACGGAATGGTGTTGCTGTCATATTTGTTATAACCAAGAATACGCCTATAACCACCTTCAATAGATGGCTCAAAGTTACGCAATATTCTAGCGCTACCGGGAAACTGAACACCGTGTTGAAGTGGGGACAGGTTGCTAATCAACCCACCACGGAATTCAATTTGATATGTTTGCCACCTATCCATTTAGGCTAGTCTCGGTCCAGAAATAAACATACTGCCATGCGGACGATATGTTGAAGTGACATACTCGTATCTGTTAATGAGAACAGTTCTCATTCTCTTCAAGCCTTCTTCAAACTTACCCTTAGCAATTGAAGCAGCTTGTTCATTGCTTCTGAACATGTAAGCATGATATTTAGCACCATCAAGAATGACATGCTTATACCGTTCAGGAATATATGGAACATCTGTAGGATTGACAAGGTCTACGGGAATTCGATAATATTCATAGACTACTTCGTAGTCTTCCTTCGGAGGAGGCGTCACAATGTATTCGTCACTGGGTGCTTGACAGATTTTCGTTGGAACACCAAGCCTGCCAGTATCTGATGAATACTCTAGGTCTACATAGTTCTTTAGATAGTCATCATACGTAATGACTTCCAGC